AACAACAACGAAATTCATTGAGGAGTGAATCATGGGACTACGAAGACTGTTCAAGACTGATGCGGAAGTGGAGCGCAAGGGTATCGAGGTTCAGTACGGCACGACCGTTTGGACGATTGCGCGCTCCGGTGGCGCCAACGCTGGCTACCGCAAGAAGCTGACCAAGGAACTCAAGCCGCTGCAGCGCGCCATCCTGGCAGAGCTTGTGACGGATGAGGAGCTGCTGCCCAAGCTGGTCAAGGTTTTCGCTGAAGAAAGCGTGATCGACTGCAAGGTGGAGCAGCCGGACGGCACGTTCAAGCCTGGCATCGACATGGATGAAGCAGAGCTGTGGCCCTTCACCGTGGAGAATGTCATCAAGTGCTTCCAGGAGATGCCTGACCTGTACCGCGATTTGCAAGAGAAGTCCAGCAATTCGCGCTTCTTCCTCGAAAGCCTGGAGGCAGCAGCAAAAAACTGACATCGGTCTTGCTCTACTCCCTGGAGCAAGCCCGTCACGAGAAGACGATTCTCCCAAAGATACTGAAACTCAAGCTCCCGATGCCGAAAGCGATGGCAGAAGCACCATCGCTTTCCATGGGGCTGGACCTGTTCTGGGAGGCGTTCATAGACCTCAGCACATGCCGAGGTGGAATGGGAGATGGTCCTATCCCTTGGACTGCTGCGATGGAATGGGCTGATCGTGCGGAGCTGGACGACGAGACCACAGATGACCTGTGGCACCTTGTCTCCCGAATGGACGAAACCTGGCTGGAGCATCAAGCGAAAGAGCGAGAACGTGGCAAGCCTACGGGTATTCGGACAGAGAATCGCAAAGGTCGCCAAGGGAATGGAGGCCAAACTCAATCGTAAGATGATTGGGATGGCCATCACTATTGAGCAGACCCTGGTACTGGCCACGCCGGTTGATACCGGACGTGCCCGCGCCAACTGGCAGGTTACGCTCGACACGCCAGCAAAGACTGAGGTCTCCAGCTCAGGAGGTAACGCGCAGGTCGGCTTCGTGCGTGACGAAGCCGGCCGTTTTGCCAAGCGCTATCCTAGCGCGCAAGAGACCATCGCTCGGGCGATGGGAACGCTCACCCATCGCCGGCCAGAGCAGAACATCTTCATCAGCAACAACGTGCCATATATTGGCAGGCTGAATGAGGGTTGGTCTGCTCAAGCGCCAGCCGGGTTCATTGAGCAAGCTGTACAAGCTGCTGTCGCGGCTCACCGAGGAGACAAATTACTGTGAGCCAAGAACGCATTGACATCGTCATTACAGAGAACGGCATGCGCCGTGTCAAAGCGAACCTTGACGATATCAGCAAAGGAGCAAAGGCTGCCGAGGGTGCTCTCTCACTCCTCAAGAGTGCCCTTGGCGGCCTGGGCATTACTGCGCTCGTGCGCAGCCTGATCAACTCTGCAGACGCCTTTACCAACATGCAGAACCAGATTCGTCTGGTTACCAGCAGCCAAGCTGAGATGAATGTTGTGTCAAAGGAGCTGCTCGGCATTGCCAACCGGACCCGGTCCGATTTGGACGCCACAGCGTCCATGTATACGAAAGTGTCTCGTCAGGCTTCTACTTTGGGCATGACACAGAACCAGACACTCCAATTCACTGAGAGCCTCAATCAGGCTATCGTTTTGTCAGGTTCCAGCAGCCAGGAAGCCAGCGCCGGCATCCGTCAGTTGGGTCAGGCCATTGGGTCCGGAGTTCTGCGTGGTGATGAGCTGAACTCCGTCTTGGAGAACACCAGCGAAGTCGCGATGGTGATCGCCAAGGGCATGGGCGTTACCATCGGGTCACTCCGCGCGTTGGGCGCGCAGGGCAAGATTAGCGGCAAGGATATCATTGATGCCTTCACTAAGGCCAGGGAGGAATTGAGCGAGCGCTTCGCTCGCACCATCCCCACCGTGGGCCAAGCGCTCCAGGTGTTGTCGAATAGCTGGCAGTTCTTTGTCGGAACCACCAACAACGCCTCCGGCATCACGGCCGCTCTGGCGCGCGGTATCCTGTATCTCGCCAACAATTTGGAGACGCTGGCGCGCGGTGGAGGCATCATCGCCATCACTTTACTGGTGAGAGTGCTGCTGCCAGAGATGATGACCCAGCTCACCCTGCTGGCAACTACCAACCCCTTTGGGCTCATCCTGACCGCTGTTACGGCCACCATCGCCGCTTTGGTGATGTTTTCTGATCAAATCAAGGTCAGCGACGACAAGATGGTTGACCTGCGTGACGTAGGCGTGGCCGTCTTCAATGAACTCGCCAAGGGCTCTCGCTGGATTGGAGACCAATTCCACAAAGCGTGGGACTTTATCCTGGCCACCGGACGGTCCATGTTCGGAGACCTGATTGATACCAGCCTTTCCTTCCCGCGAGCAGTAGCTAAGTCTCTGGACACCATCATTCTTGGCTTCAAGGTAATGGGCAACGTGGTCGCGGCTGTCTGGAACAGGGTCAAGACCGCATTCACTGAGCCCTTGACACTCCATGACACAATGGGAGACACAGTTCGCAAGGCGATGATGGACACCGTCAAGAATAACGGTGGAACCGGCCCAGGCCACATGGAGCAGTCCCTGGGCTCTTTCATGAATGACGCGCGGATGGAGGCCAATAACCGTCTGGAACGACAGATGGCTCAGGATGCTGCGGAGTCTCTGGCCAGGAAAAACCTGGACAAGAATCCGGCCAAGGACACCGGTCGTACAGTAGAAGCCAAGCACAAGCTCGACTTCAAGGACCTGATTCACCGTCTGCGTGAAGAAGGCCAGGAGCTTCGCCTGACCGGGGTGATGCGAGAGGCGTACAACAACAAGGTCGCCATGGAAACCAAGCTCAAGCGCCAGCTCACTATGGGAGAACGTCAGCTTGTGCTGCAGGTAACCCAAGACAACCACGCTTTGAAGGACCGCGCTGACATCCTGGAGGGCTTGGACAGTAACTCCACACGGTTCATTGAACGCCAGACGGCTATCAATGCGTTGATGGCAGAAGCGCCAGGCTTGACCAAGGTCCTGAACCAGGAGCTGGCGGAACTTGAAATGAACATGCTCCAAGCCCAAAAGGGTGGCACGTTCGTGGACGGCTATGTACGCCAGATGCGCATCATGCAACTCGAGACACGGAACGCCATGTCAGACATGGGAGCCTCCATGGCCGCCATCTTTGGGCCAGGTGGTACCATGGCTCAAGGCGTGGGTCAAGCGGTGGCGACGTCTATCGTGCACTTCAAAGAGTACCGGAAGCAGATGGAGGATGCTTTCCGTGATAGCGATGGCAATCTTACGCGCCATATTGGCTTCTGGGATGTGCTCGCCCAGCAAATCAAGGGCGTCGCTGAGTCTATCATTGAACAGGTCATCAGTTCGTTGGTCCAGATGGGGATCAACATGGCGATTAATGCCGCTATTGGGAATACACTGGGAGCTGCCGCCGCTGCTGCGAGTATGGCCGAGGGCGCAGCCGTAGCAGCGGCCTGGGCTCCGGCTGCGGCACTGGTCAACGCGGCAACCTTTGGTGCAGGCGCAGCAGCAGGCACTGCTGCGACGGCCACCTCCATTGGGGTGATCAAGGGGCTGAGCATCGCCGGATTCGCTGAAGGTGGCTATACGGGCAACGTGGGCCGCGGTACTATCGCTGGCGTCGTGCACGGCCAAGAAGGCGTGCTCAACGCCGGTGCCATGCGCCGTCTTGGCACCCGAAACCTGGACCGAATGAACTCAGGCATGTCCTACAACCAGCCGACAGTGAACGTTACTGCCATCAACAAGAACGTGCCTGGCATGCAGTTCAGCACCCGACAGATCAGCGAGACCGATGTGCAGATTATCGCTGAACAGGTGCTGAATGACAAGGGTCCGTCGGTGATTGCGCAGGACCTGTCCAGACCGAGTGGCAAGGTCAGCCGCTCCTTGGGCGTCCACACCACAGCAACCCGCAAGAGGACCTGATGACTGTCAAGCTACCCTTCCGACCGGAGCAAGCCGGCTATGGAGTCGCCCACCCAAGCGGGGTCAAGACTGTCAAGCTGGCTGGCGGGCGTTCACGCCAACGTGCAGACGTAGTGAATGCCACCGGCGTGGTGTCCGCATCCTGGCTGCTCTCTTACACAGATTACCTGACGTTTCAGGACTTCATGATCAACCAGACGGAACGTGGCGCGTTGCCGTTTCTGGCTGATCTTGTGATGGACTTCCCGAACGCCACGCAGTACCTCTGCCAGTTGGTGCCGGATTCCATGCACACAGATGAAGTCCTGGGGCTGGGCTACCGCGTGTCCATGGAATTAGAAGTGGACCAGGTGAAGTTCGTCACGAACAGCACATACTTCTTTGTGACGACAAGTGAGATGCGGAACAACTCGGTCAACTTCACGCTGTTTTTGCAAGTCTCCGGGCTCGTCCAGATAGTTGGCGCACAATTGAACAACGGAGTCAACCCGCCTATCAATCTGGATGGAATCTACACAATCAACAACTTCCCCACCAACAACCGAGTGGCGTTGATCAGCCCGTCCAGCATCAACCCGGACTGGCTTAAGCTGGCCAGTTACCCGTCAGGTACCACCGTGGCCTTTGGCCCCATCTCAGCCATTGCGGTGCCCGCGTGAGCCTTCTGAGCCAATTCTACTTGGGCAGCGCGCCATCCATCCGGGAGCTAGACACGCTGGAGATCACCCACCCGAACTTCACCCAGACATACCGTCTTGTGAGAAACAAGACAGACGGGCTGGATGCGTTCGTGGAGGGTCCATCAGGCCCGTTCCACTTTGACTACTACCCGATGCAGATTACTCCAGTCGGGAGTGGTAGCGACCTCTCACAGGCGCTCCAGGTAACACTGGGTGACCTGGGGGATATTGTTCAAAAAGAGATTGCCGCGATCACGCTGGCCAACAAAATGAACATCCGGCCTGTGGCAATCTTCCGCACGTTCCGGTCGGATGTGCTTACCCTTGGGCCTATGTTTGGCCCACTCACGCTGGAGATCAGCCGAATCACATGTTCGTCTGAGGGAAACTCCTTTGAGTGCCACGCCCCTGAAGTGAACAACTCACGTACGGGTGTGATATACACCATTGAACAGTTCCCGATGCTGGCCGGATTCTTCAAGTGACTGATGAATTCATGGGTCGGCAGTTTGACCTTCGGCGGTACAACTGCTGGGACCTGGTCCGAGAGGTTTGGCTACGACTTCGGAGCAGGGACCTTGGGCCTTTATCCATGTGCAACACCTCGGTGCCACACCTGAATGGGGTAGCAGAGACAGAGAAGCAGCGATACATGGAGATTGCAATACCGCAGTCTCCATGTATCGTTCTGTTTCTGAAACCAGGCTTCATTCCGCATGTCGGAGTCTACTACAATGACCGGGTGCTGCATATCCGCAGGGCTGGAGTCCAGTATATACCGCTTTCTGTGGCCTCTGTTGGCTTTTCTTCAGTGAGGTTCTACCTGCCATGCCTACCGTGATGATTGCGGACAACCCGCTGTGTGAAACCTCATGGCAAAAGCATGAGGTGGCCCACGTTAGCAAGTTTCTGTACAAGCACTTCCACGGTACTTGGCCGGACACCGCGCGTATCTACCACAAGAGCGTGGCTCTGGAGAATGATGTTACTCCGAACCCGCAAGAGCGCGCTTCCATCAAACGCCTGGAGACGTTTGAGGAACCGCTGTGGGTCGTGGTCTACCCGGGCACCGGCGTGGAGATTGCTATTGGCATCGGTATTGTGGCACTCGCTGCCTCCGTTGCTGCGGTTCTGCTCATCCCTGACGTACCCTCCATCAAGACGCCCAAAGAACGCGCTTCCATCAACGGCTCGCCCAATAATAACCTGACCGACCGGAGCAACACCGCCCGTCCTGAGCAGAGAATCCCAGACATCTATGGGCCAAACCGTGTCCGCCCTGACATGATCATGGTTCCGTACACGCAGTATGAGAATCACCAGGAGGTGGAGCTGGGATACTACTGCATCGGACGTGGAACCTTTGACGTCCAAGACGCTCGGGATGGCGATACCTTGATCAGCCAGATTGACAACGCATCCTGCCATGTCTACAACCCAGGCGACGCACCTACTGGGCCTGGCCCTCACACAGGAACTGCGCTGGCCATTGGAGCAGCAATCCTGGACCCAGTCCTGAATGTCTATCCCATCAAGGCTGTGAACGGTCAGAGCGTTTTACCATTCAACGCGCGCACTCTCTTTGGAGCCACAAGGCTTACTGATGCTGCGGGCAATGACAAGAAGATTACTGGCATCTTTTCCACGTTGACAGTGTACAACTTCTACGACGTGATGGGATTCGAGTACATTGACGCCACTCATGGCCGTATCCATGTGCCGTTCCTCAAAGAAGTACAGTATGTCCACGACCGCATTGAGGTCGGTGACAAGATTTGGCTGCGATGGGACGCGGCCAACATACCTACGTTTGGAGCTACTCCAAAGCCAGAGCTGAGGACAGAGTTAGATGAGCCGTTCACCTCAGCAATGGTTGTACAGACCATTGTTGACAACGGCAGTTTCGTGGAATTGACTGTGTTGATTCCGGCCTCTCTGTTGACCGAGTGGGCTAAGATGCCTGCCTACATCACTGCTGCTGGTGCTGATGTGAGATTCAACAGGCACGGGGTGTCTGTTGACAACCCTTGGGCAGAAGTCATCTCACTTTCCCATCTCACTGAGGGTCCGTTCTTTGTTGACGTGGTTCATCCTCCAGGTTCTGGCAACCCGGCGGTGATGGTGAACTTTGTCGCTCCCAACGGTCTGTACATCGACGATGGCAAAACCATCCACAAGCAGGACTATGAGTGCGCCATCGGTATCACGCCCGCCAACGCTGGTGGCAGCCCGACTGGCGCAGAGGTGTGGTATCAGGCCACTTTGAACGGGAGTGACCTCTCAAGCAACATCAGAGCGCTGTCTCTGTACCAGATTCTTCCATTCAACGGTCGCTTCCTGCTCAGAGTGAAGCTTGCCTCGCGCCGGCTCCGCATGGAGGACCTGCCAGCTTTCGTGGAGGGTGACAACTACTCCGGGTTTGAGGCGTACACTGGCCGCATCGTTGATGAGGTCAGGATGACACAGGCCTACGCATTCAGCGAGCCTCCCAACATCAGCTTTGGAGACGTGACTACGGTGCACACCCGCACCATTAACACAATCGGAGCTACACGCCTCAAGGAGCGTGAGCTGAACCTATTTGTGTTCCGAAAGATATCCACGTGGAACGGTACAACGTTCAGCGGTCTGAGTACAGACCAACAGGCAGAGAACGTGCTGTTCACCCTGATGAAGGACTCCTTCATTGGCAAAAGGACCAATGCCGAGATTGATTTCGTTGGCATTGCTGCCTGCTTTGCTACTATTCGCAACTACTTCACCAGCAGCTTTGCGTCTGATGGTGATATGGCCACGAGAATCTCCGTGACCTTTGATGACTATAACACATCGTTTGAGGAATTGGCCACTGCCGTAGCCAACACAGCGTTTGCTACCATCTACCGCCAAGGAAACGTGCTGAAGTGCAAGCCAGAGATTGCGCTAGATGACGCGGTGCTCACGTTAAACCATCGCAACATCGTGATGGACAGCCAGAAGATCACGCACTCTTTGGGTCCGCCCACTGAGAATGACTCCATTGAGGTGTCCTATGTGGACCCGTCTGACAACTCCATCACTCACGTGAGCGTGCCGTTGCTTACCTCCACGTTTAGCCCAAAGGAGTTACGGGTGGTGGGCCTGCGTGACAGGAAACATGCTATCTGGCACGCCTACCGTGCGCTGGAGAAGATGCTGTTCCAACGCCAGTCACTCGAGATGCAGTGCACCCAAGAGGCGGGCCTGCTAACTATCAAGGACCGCGTGCTGGTGGCAGACGTCACTGTGGCGGACAAGCAGTCCGGTGAGGTCATTCAGCAATCTGGCCTGAATCTGAAGCTGAGCCAGATTCCTCAGCTCGTCTTTGGGCACACTTACCGCATATTCCTCCAACACAACACAGGGCTGGTGGAGAGTATTGGCTGCGTCGCTGGGTCAGGCTTCTTTGACCTCACCCTGTTGGGCGCTCCCAGCGTGGCCCTGATCACTGATCCGAGTGTTGGGGTACCTACCATCTACACTATTGTGGCGGATGATGAGGCTTCGCCCATTGCTTACATGGTCAGCGACATCAGCGCTGAGAGCAACATGGTGTTCAACGTGAGCGCTGTGAACTATTCCAACATGTACTACTTCGCAGATGCGCTGGAGATGTACGTTATTGGGCAAGATGGGCTGAAGGACCGCTCACCCTCTGAGTTCACTCTGGTGGCGGACCACTCCATGTCCACCGCGGCTGGCCCTGATGGAGGTACTTGGCTGGTAGGCGATGGCTCAAATGAGTTCACGACCGTTCAGACCACAGATAGGTCTGACAAGGTGCGTGGTTACTCCTTGTTTTGTAAGGCTTACCACAACCCGACGCCAGCGTTTGGCTACAGCGGCATCATTCAGACCAACGATGACTTCTCCCAGCTGTTCGGTTTCTTTGATAACAACATCGCCGCTGGTCATAACAACGTCCTGACGCTCCAGTTCGCTGCACCTACATCAACTTTAATGACGATGGGAGTGACCTGGGACCCAGTGTCTAACCGGATGGCCCTGTTTTTGAATGGCCTAGTGGTGGCTAGCGCTACCGTGGGTGCGCAGACGAATGACAACTTCCCACATAGCTACATGACCCAGTATGACGGGCTGGCGGGCAACATCATCCGGTACAAGCGTTGCCTGAGCGACCGGGCTATGATGGAACTTCACCTGAAGACCAAACTATGATTCTTCCATCGACTGTTGACGAAATCAAGGCATTCCAAAATGGTCGTTTCGATCATCTTGGAAAACCACTGGTAGCCGATGGCGTTTGGGGCGCCAAGAGCATGTGGCGCTGGAATATTGACAATGGCTGTGCGTTCCGCAAAGCCATCGTCGAGCGCGCAATCAGCGCTCTCGGGACCACGGAGGAGCCGGATGGCTCCAACCGTGGCCCCAAGATTGACGCCTGGCTGCGGCGCTGTGGCATCTGGGTGCCCGGGGATGCCCGGCCAATGCCGGATAACGCCTGGTGCGCCGCGTTTGCCTCGTGGTGCATCTCGGTGGACGGGCTGGAAGAGACGAAGATGGCCAAGGTGGCGGACCTGATCGCGGCGCTCCCCCACATCACTTTTGACGAAGCGCTCCCTGGTGATTTGGGCTACCAGCAGTCTCTGTCCCACATTTGGGTCGTCACAGGATTCTCTGACGAACGTTTGTTCTCCGATAAAACCTACCCGGCTGGCCACACGATGAATGTCGAAGGCAACACGCACAACGAGTGCCGCGCCACGACACGCCCAATCGCAAGCTACCTCCGGACTGTGCCACGCTTTCGTCCGGGAATCCCTGCCGGCGTACTACCGGCCGGCTCGGCTACGCGCTAGAGTGCCTCGCTCTAGTGAGTTAAGAGACGCTCACAGGAAAGGACCAATGTGGAATGGAACGAAGTGCAAAACGTATTGACCGGCCCACTCCCAGTGGCCGGAGTTCTGGGCACTATTGTCAAGGTGCTCTGGGCCAAGCTGGAGCAACGAGACAAGGAGCTGGCGGCCAAGGACGCCGTGATTGCGACACTCCAGGATGCCAGGATCACGGACTTGAAAGCGATGCTGAGGCCGGACGACTGATCAGGCTCATCAAAAGGGTGATGCCTGCACCATGCCCCAAG